AGGATCAGTGCTGCCGTCAGCAATAGTGGTCGTGTGCGTATCTGCATTGGTGGTGATTGCCTCAGTGCCAAAAGAAAAAGCTTCAGCTATTAACTCAAGGTTGGTATTCGTACTCGTACCCCAGGTGCCTGACTCGTCACCTGTAGCAATTTCTTTAAGGCGTAAATCGTTTACATAAGTAGCCATTTATCTGCTCCGTCTTCTAGCATTAGTCTTAGGCTTCTTCATCGAAGAAACATGCTTTTTTAATGTTCTAGCTTGCTTCTTGTGCGTTTTAGATGCTTTCTCTAAAGCCTTAATAACTTTTTCAATTTTACGATACATTAAGCTACTTCTTCCCATTCTGGGGTTTGAGTATCTGAAACGCTCGTCCAACTTGGCGTTTGACTGTCTGAAACAATTGACCAACTGGGGGTCTGGGTGTCTGAAACATTCGACCAACTAGGCGTTTGACTGTCTGAAACAGCTGACCAAGACGGTGTTTGGCTATCATCCACTTCTCCCCAAACCAATACTTGGACCGTGCTACCTGTCGCAGAGACACCAGTGACTGCCACTGCCGCCGAACCTGTCGCTGTAACAGACCCCACTGATCCCGTGCCCGAGACCCCAGTGATCGAAACATTAGCTTGACCCGAAACGGTAACAGACCCCACCGAGCCTGTACCTGCAACACCTGTAACCGAAGTATTTGCGTCAGCCGCAACCGTAACAGATCCGACAGCACCCGATCCTGCCACGCCCGTAATCGAAACCGATACGCCCGTACCCTCGACAACTGTAACAGACCCCACTGCGCCAGTGCCTGAGACACCCGTGACCGATACGTTTGCATCCGCACTAACAGTAACGGAACCAACCGCACCTGTGCCCGATACGCCCGTGACCTCAACAGGGTCAGGTTGTCCCCAAGGACTTTCGCCCCAGGTACCTCTACCCCATCCAGTAACATTCGCCACACGTTAAATCCTATGCAATTCTAATAATTGCGTTAGATGCATCTGCTGCAGGAAATTGAATTGTAAAATCTCCTGAGCTAGAGGTTTTGTCTGCACCAAAATCAAGTGAACAAACCGAAGGGTCTCCACTCGCAGAATCATTAAATATCAACGCTCCTCTAGCGGTAATACTGCTTGAACTAAAAGTTAAATCAGAAAAATCAGTAAGCGCCGTGGTGCCTGAAGTACTAGGATCAACTCGGGTAAGAGAAGCGCCTTTCGCGGTATACCCTGTTCCTGACACCTCATTAGACGTTGTGTACGCCGTTGTGCTTGCGTCAAGAGAGGCAGAGCTCGTATATAAAGCGAGATTAAAAGTACTGCCACCAGTATTTTTAAAGTTATGAACAGCCTCTAGAAGCTCCTTCTTAAAGCTTGTGCACATAGCGGTACTAATGGCCATTATAATCTCCTCAATATATCGGCCATTTCTTTCTGGCCTTGCTGTTCAAGTTCTGCAATAAGCGTTGTTCTGTCACTTTTTATAGCTTCCTTTATGTAAAAGGAAACAACATGATGCACTGAATTTTTAAAAGCCTCTGCTTGTTGAGCAATAATAGGGTGTGATGATTTACCTACGCTAACTATTTTATCTGTTGCTTTCTCTGCCCAAAAGTCAGAAGAATGCCCGCCATCCTTGGTTGCTGTAACTACAACACTTCCTATGCTTATCTCCGGTGCCGGTATATTCAAAGCCTAGCCTTTATCAATATCATATCTATATTCATCTCGAGCGCCATAACCTTCGCCAATCCTTTTCAGCGCAGATACTGCACTTACAAATCTTTGCTCATAAGCAGGCACTTCTTCCGCGACTTTCAAGAAAGTTGCAGCTTCTATGAGCGTTCCATACAACAAAGCATCGGGGGCATTGGTAGAGAGCCAAGTTGTCCCGCTATCCGCTCCAGCGGTCAATGATTCTGGTCGATACTTGTAATGTAATTCAAAGGTGTAATTAGAATCTGGCGTAGGGCCCAGGATAAATGTGTTGTCATCAAACAAAGCATAGTACTTAGGCGTTCCTGTCGTTGACGCATTTGGTGTGTAGTCCCTGATGAAAGAGACATGCTTAAACAGCAGATAGCTGTACACACTGCTTGATATAACCGCCAAGCTGTAGGAGGCCAAAAAGTCACTAGGCGTTGATAGATAGGTATTACTAGATGCAGCGGTGCCTGTAACATTCTTTCGGAAAACAGGCAGTTCTACGTTTTTAAGAATCCTCTCTTCAGCCTCTTTTATAAAGGTGGTGAGTTGCGTATCAAAAGTTGTTTCAGACGTTTCACAGTAGTCTTTTACCGCTGTTTTTAATGTTGCTAACGTAAAACTCATGATATCACCACTGTAACAGTACCAACTTCTCCTGTTGCTCCGCTTGCCGTAAATGCAGAACCTATACTATCACCTGTTACGGTAATCATCGCATTAGGATTTATCGTCCTCACAACGCCATCCCCAGCAATAACGGAGGGGGACAACTGTGGTCGAGGGTCTCGTATAGCCTCTGGATCTGCCGCATGAGGGACAGGATCTATCTGTGGGGCTTTGGGCTCATAGCATTCAGAACAGACAAAAAGATTATTCCATTCTTTTCTTAGTTCTTTGTATTTGTACCTAAAGCCGCATCTATCACAGATAGCTAGAGAATACTTACCAGAAGCATATGCCATTACGCACGCCTGTATGATCTCAAATTAGGAGCAACCATTAGTGATGCTCTACTTTCATCTTGATCTGCTGCTCGAGCGAACTCTTCTTCATAGATGCCTTTTAAGATCTGTACTCGATCAGGCGCTCTTTTCAACGCAATGTAATACGCCAAGCCTGCGCTTAGGCATGGATAGAACCTAAAAGGCACATTAACTGTATTGACCCCAGCGTCTGCATCTTCAATCCTGACAAGGCGATTAATAATAACTTTGTCTGTACTGTTTTCTGCAGCAGGCCAAATATAAAGCCGGGGTGTTATTTGCTTGTCCAAGAACCATTGGCTTGGCCTTGCCTCTGTGTCCTTATTCGGGATGTTCCAATAAGCAGATCTACTGATCTGGTTCATTTGAATATCTGTGACTTCACTGTTTTCTGTTCTGCGAAGTACGACATCCAACACATCAATGGTGGTTGCCGTAAGATCAAGAAATTGATCTGACTTACTAAGCGTTGTTACAGAATTAGTAACAGTCCATTGATTCAGGCCCCTGTTTGCCCAATCGGCAAACAAAAGATTCAGAGATCTCCTGGCAGTTACTCCATCATACCCAGTACGGTATTCAAGACCGCAACGCTCAAATGCCTCTTCAATGTATTCAGCTACATCAGGCTCAAAGTCACTACTGCCAGAAGTTGCCATCAGAACGTCTTCAGTAGTTCTACGATGACGGTATAAGTATCTCCGCTGCTAGCGCCTATGGTGGTGAACTTTATATCTCCAGTCTTTCCAGATCCTGCATCATTAGGTATCCCTGAAAATACAGAATAATCATGGAACCCATTTGAATCGGGAGAAAGGCCAATAATAAGCGTGTCTGTTGATGCATCATTTAAGAGCTCAACACCCATGCCAACGCACTGCCACCATATCTTAGATACCGCAACCTCTGTACAAGATGTGCCACTGCTATTCGATGCAAGCGCACTTACATCAACTTTGGTTACAGCAGACTCGCCTGTGCCATCACTGATGTTTGTAAACTTTAGAATAGCTTTCTTTTCGCCATCTTGAATGGTTTGAGAAGTTACTGTGTCAGCCATATTTTTCTCCTAAGCAAGAAGGGCGAAACCGCCCTTCTGTCAAAGCCAATCAATTTATTACTGATCAGCAAAAGCTGGAGCAGTGGTACTCGTAACATTTCCAAAGATCTGATAATTCGTTGTGTTCAGACCAACAATGGTGACATCAAAACCAGCAGGTACATTAAACTGAATACTGCTATTAGAGTCGCCATCAGAGAAAACGCTACTAACTTCGTTGCCGTCCGTGTCTAGGAACGTCACGCCGCCAATGTAAAAGTTAGTGTTACCAGGAGTAACGACAAGCGCATCTGTTGCATCAGCCGCACCACCAGCATAAACAAACCTAAACATGGAACCAGCAATAGGTGCTGGCAACGTGTAGGTGTTGTCTTGTCCACCATCTGGGACAAGCAAGATTCTGCCACTGTGCGTTGCGTTGGTTAGGGTTACGTTTCCATCAGACAAGCTAACAGGGCCGTCACCTAGTGTTGCAACCTCAGTGATTGCTCCAGTAGTTGAGTTTTTGCTTACCGTCTTAAAAGTGCTTTCAGATCGAACCGCACCCGAAAAAGTTGAATTAGCCATAATGTTCTCCTGTCTTGGCTAGTGTCAGTGTTCCACGTGGAACATCTGTCAGGATTAAACAAAAAGGGGGCGCAAAGCACCCCCGTAATTGTTAGCTAGATCCTGGTGATCCGTAAATACCCAATGGGTCAGATACACCAAAGGAGTAACGTTCTCGCGCCTTGTAGCGCACGTTACCAGTATCGAAGTCACCGTCCATAGACGTTTCAAGCGGAGTACGCTCAAACATCTTCATGCCGTTCGGAACATCAGTGATCACAAAGAAAGCATTGCTGTCAGTCAGATAGTGATTGACTGCATAGCCTTCTGGGATTGCACCCATGTTACGAATTGCATTGATGTCGTTATCAGACGTGCCGACTCGCTGAGTCGTCTCCAGCAGACGATCTGCTGTAAACATCAAAGCGGGGGGAACGATCAAACGACGAGGACGTGCAGCGATCAGAAGACCACGTTCATCAGTGAACGCAGCGATTTCGATGATCGCATTTTCGAGTGACGTTTCG